TCGTAGTCGTCAAATATTGAATGCGGTTTTTCCTTTGTTTTTGCCATTACGCAACCGCCCTCGTGATCTGCATTGTGCATTCGGAGACGGAATCATATATAGCCTGGAAGGGAACGGAACACATGACGTAGCTGTTCTGAGCGCTGGCGTATATTTCCGCGTCACTGAACTTGATCTTAGGCAGGTCTATTGTGTACTTCTTGCCTGTTGCCGCGCCGAGCGTCAGTGAGAGCGAAGAGGCCGTTGCCGCAAGGAATGCCGCGTAGATATCCGAGTTGTTGAAGTAGACCTCTATGCTGCCCGACACATCAAAGCGCCCCGCGCCGATGTCCCCGCTGTCAAGACTGCCGAGTACAGGGGCGGTCATCAGGTTGTTGGAGACATTAAGCGCGACACTGAGGATCTTCGGAGATGTGAACGATCCGAAGGTAAGCGCACCGATGTGGCTTGTGGCGTTGATAACGTCTTCCGTTGTCGCGTCAAGATATGTAGAGCTTGCGATTACTGCCGCCGCAACTGACCCGCCCTTGCCCATGAAGTCAAATGACCCGGTTATGACATCATTTGCCGAGAGGTTCAGGCTCATTGAATTGGCGACCATGCCCGTATATCTCAGGTATGAGTATGTGTCCTCACCGATCAGGAGCTTCTTTTCAAACGACAGCGGGACTTGCAGCACTCCGTTTTTAAGTACATCTGATTCCCACTCGTTATACATGAGCGATTCAAGGATCGCGTCATACGTGCCGTAGCTTAATTCAAAGTTGAAACCGCCTGACGCGCCGCCCGCTACCTGTATATGGTCCATCACGTCACGTTCGGGCGTTATTTCTGCCGATGTTTTGGTCTCTCTCGTGACCTTAAGGCTCTCACCGGTTAGCCTGAGTATCTGCCATGCTGGTGTTGCAGGGGTCGTTCCCCATGCCGCTTCTTTGATATAAGATAACTGTGAGCCGTCTGCCATTGCGAACAAATAAACCACCTCCAAATTGTCATAAAAAAAGAGACCCCGTAAGGGCCCCTGCTGTGTCGCCGTGTATGCTTTTATGTATGTCTATTTGATACTTTCGCGCCAATATGGGATTATGGCGTTGACCTGATACCATCCGTCTGTTGCGCTATTGGGAACCGTAACCGCATACCCGGCGCGGAATATGTACCCCGCCTGTATCTTGTTGTGGAATATCCCGATTGCCTTGTCTGCAAGCTCTTTAGCCCCTGCCGCCCCCATGTTGAGCGGCGCGAAGCACTGTATCTGAACCGTACCTGTGTATCTGTAATAATTGCTTCCGGGCGCGCCTATTGATGCCTGGTTCGCTTCCCCGCTGATAACCGTAAACCTGACCCACTTCGTACCGGTTACAGGTGTGTATGCCAGATTCTCATACTGCACCGGAGAGAACGGCGCGGCTTCTTCTCCCTCTGCCGGGACCGTCACCCACCCGGCGTTGAATATTGACGCGAGAGTGTTATATTCACCTTTGTAAGTTGTGTCGGCCATCGCGTCACCTCCTAGAGACTGTCAATTGCCGTTTTTTTAACGCCCTGTAGCCATGCCTCTATCTCGTTCAGCGAAATAGCCACCATGCCCGCCGGGGCCTGTTTTGACCATCCGTATTCAAGCATCAGGGCATAATCAAGGTTGTTGCTGAGGTATACGATGTCACCCTCGCGTATCTCGCTGATGTCGCTGATGCCTTTAATCTTTGTCGCCGTGCCTTCTTTGTCTGCTGTATCGGGTTCGCTTCTGTCTGCCGTGTTCCTGCCTACCACCCACGCGCCGCGAAACCGCCCTGTGTCTACGGGTGACTTGTCGATGAGCTTTTTCAGCAGTTCCATTGAGATTTTCTTGACGAAAAGTGTCTGATGTTCGGGGAGCAAGATGTCCGTAAATTCTTTAAGCTGCATCTCGAAGTTTGCCGCCGCCATGCTTGACCTATTGCCGCCCGCGTTGACAATGCGCCCTACGCCCTTACGGTTGAAGTCCTTCCATGCCATGGCTATGCGTTCCTGACCTGGAGTTCATAGGCTATGACCACATCAGCGGGCTTGATGTGCTTGACCCTTGCAATTGTGTACACCGTGCTGTCCAAAAGAAGCAGATCCGTGGTTGCCGGGACTATCGCAAGCCCCGCCGCCGCTACAACCGCCCTCCTGTCGGTCGCAAGGATATTCACACCGTCTATCTCGCGCGCCGAGTATTCGGTTACAACTGCCTGACACGAATAATCGGTGTTGCTTGTGGTCGGCGGTTCCCACGGGTTTGATGGCGGGGTGTTTGTAGCCCGCCTGATCTTATGTGTCGCGCCAAATTTTGCGATGAGGTTCAGGGCAGTTTTTGCCGCCTTGTCATAGTTAAAGCCTGACATTTTTCACATACCCAGCTGACGACATCATCACGGTGCTTTTATTGCCGCCGATCGGTATGTCTATCAGCCCTTCAAGCAGCTTGTATATCTTGTTGTAAACAGGCGTTGTGTCCTTGCCCTCGAAGTAGGAGACCGAGACAGCCCCGGCAACAGATTCAGAGGCTACGTTGTTCGCAGAGTCAGGCATGAGGTCGTCTCCCACGTAATATCTGAGCGCGGCTTCACAGACAGCGACGGCTACAGCGGTAGGAATGTCAGATTCAGATACTTCGTATCCTTCTTCGTCAATTACCCCCGTTCTGGGCCATTGCAAGCGCCTGATCTGCCGTTGCCTTTCTGCCCTTCCACTTACCGCGCGCCATAGAGTCAAGAAATGCAGTAGCCTTTCTCAGCGACGCCTCTTTAAGCGCTATGACATCCGGAGTGCTTGTTGTAGACCAGCCTGTGTTGCCCATGCTCACGTGATAAGCGTCGGCTTCGGTCTGTGGGATATATGTGTCCGTTCCGACAGTCAGCGCCATGGTCAATCACCTTCAATGAGGTCGGCTATCTGTTTTTTGTTCATGCGGTCCGTGACTTCAAGCCCCGCATCTTCGGCGATCTTGATAAGCTCTGACTTTGTCATGTCCATTAAGTTGGACGTTTCTTTCGGTGATTCTGCAGCGGGTTCTGTGTAAAGCTCCCATACCCCGTCAAGCCCGACATCTTCGCGCGACTGGCCTATTCTTGCCGGGTCCGCCAGTGCCCACCCGCCCTTGAATTTCACTTTAACGAGCTTCATTTTTATCCCCCCTTGTCAATACAACAAAAAGAGCCGCCCCGTTAAGAGCGGCTCCTGTTTGCAGTTATGGTCCGGGTTAAAGCATCCTGCATCCAAGAGCAGGGTCGAGTACCGCCTTGCCCCAGAGTGCGTCAATGCCGACCTTGACCGATGAGTGATCAGCGTCGTACCAGATACGGGAGCGGAGCGCTAGACCTGTTACAGGGTCAACCGCTACGCCTATGCGCGCGCCGAGGTTGTTCCCCATGTCGGAGAGCGGGGCCATTGCAAGCGCTATGCAGTTGCGGTGATAAGCGAAGCACTGGTTCTTTGTCGCGCCGCTTCCTGCCGGGAGCTTGAATGTAACTACCGCGTTGTTTACTGCCGCCTTCTGGAGCGCAGGGTAGATTTTGAAATCAGCCTCAGTTACTCCGGTCAGGGTGACATCTTCGGTGATCGTGTACCACTGTGAATCGCCGTCGATGGTGATAACGTCGCCCGCCTTGAATGTCGAGCCGTCTGTGAGCGCGTCGATGTGGATCGTGGTCGCCCCTGCCGCGTAGTCGGTGTCAAGGTCGATTGCGCCCGCAAGGTCTGTAGCTGTCCCTGATGTAAGCGCCGGGGTGTTCTGGTTGGCAAAGAAGTTCATGCCGTAGCGCTTCCCGAGATAGCCGTTGACCTGTGTTGCTACGCCGATGTCGCCCGCGCCCTGGTGCTGTGAGAATGCTTCAAGACCGAGAAGGTCAGCCTCTTTTGCGCTGTCGAGCATGAAATAAAGCTGCCCGTCAGACATAGGGACCTTGTTGTCAAAGAGGCGCTTTCGTGCTTTCAGTGCGTCCGAGGCAACGACCGTGCTTGACCAGTTATCGAACCAAGGTATGAGCTTGATCTGTGTCGCAAGGTCCTGATCGATCGCGTCAGCCAGCGAATAAGCGGCGGGCATGATGTGATCCGTGATGATCTTCGCCTTCGTGAAGGTGAGATCCTTATCTGTGAGTGTGAATTTGCTCTCCATCCACTTATTGAGCGTGATGGTTACATCGCGCGCCTTGACATCTTGTGTGTTGCCGCCTGTCGTGGTGTTGACATCCGTTGCAGTGAAAACGCCGGGGCCGGAGATGTTGATCGTTGACCCCTTCTGCTGCGGTGTTGCGTCATACCCGCGATAGACGGTGTTTGCAAGCCCGAGGGCTTTCATAAGGACCAATAGCGCTTCTGATGCGTAAAACTGGGGATCGTAAAATCCAAGGCTGTTTCCCATAGTTTATATTCCTCCATTCATTTTTTTAAGTTAAGGCGCTAGTCGTCGATGATCTCGACCTCTGCACCTGCCTTTGTCGCCGCGTCTTTCACGGCCATGTAGTTGCGAACGTCTCGCATTTCTGAGCGCTTAATCTTAAAGAGGGAAGAACCGCTGCTCCCCGGTGTTCCCGGAGTTGCTCCGCTTCCTCCTTTGCCTGTTGCCTTAAACGCCACCTGAAAGACCTCATCATCTTTAAGCGACTTGACAAACGAAGATATTGAAAGGGGCTTGCCGTCGTTTCCCACGAGCGGGGCCGACTTGTCAGGAAGCAGGACATTGACCGTATAATCGCCGTCGTCGCCCTTGACCACCTTGACGCGCTCTTTGACGTGAGGAAGAAGCAGCTTCGCATTCCCGCCCTCTTCTGATATTGCCGATATGACAGCGGCGTCTATCAGGTGTTTTTCGAGGGTGCGGCTCATGTCTGCCAGCTCTTTATCCTTCTCGCCTAGCGACTTCTGATGGCGTTCATTGATCTGGGCGACGAGCTTGTCATACTCGCCCTTGCTTTCCAGCTTCTTCTTTTCGTCCTCTTCTGCCTTCGCAAGCAGCTGTGAGATCTCTTCAGGCGTCTTTCCAAGGGATTCCCACCCCTTGACCTGTTTTGCGTACTTCTCACGGTCCGCGCGCTCCTTTGCAAGTGCGCCCTTGAGACCGCTTACGTCTTCGACTCCTTCGACAGCCAGCATGTAGCCGTCGTCTTTTGCCTCGTACAGCCCTCTGATTCCCTCGTCAAGGCTGTCGTATTCCGCTTTTGTAACTTTTAGTTTGAGTGCCATTGTTTAAGTCCTCCCGACTTGTTTGTGTGATACTCATGCGTCCTGCATGAGCGCATAAAAAAAGAGGCCCGGTCATATCGACCAGCCCTCTCTTAAACTGTATTGACTATCTTTGATCTACTCTTCTGCGGCAACTTTCCAGAAGTACCACCCTGAGACCTTGATGATGTACTCCGGCGTCTCCTCTTCGCCTGTTACGGGCAGATTGATCTCGTCTGCCTCAGATGTCGTATCCGCCACTCCCTCAACCACCGCACCAGAGCTGTTCTTGAGCGCGATAG